GTGCCCGTACCGCCAGGTGTGCCCCCAGGCGCAGGACCAGTTTGACCAGGCTGACCTCCAGGCCCTGCTGTTTGTGTACCGCCTGGTGTGCCTGTAGATGGACCACCCGTGCTTTTTCCACCTGTTGTTGTGGATACAGAAATATCACCTGGTATAACAGCCTGTCCACCAGGAGCAGAAGGGGTTAAAACGCTTGACCCAACAGTAGGTCCACCCGCAGCACTGGTAGTGGTTGGTGAGGTTGTTTTGCTATCTTCTGGTGTTGCACTGGCTGCACCTCCTCCACTGGGCGTTGTGCTAGGTGTAGGAGTTGCTGTTGTGGATGGCGCAGGAGTTGTTGAGGTTACAGGGGTAACTGGTTTAGTAGGCGTAGTGGGTATTTGCGCCACTGCTTTTGAAAGATTGGCTTGTATATTGGAGTCTGGAAATGTAGTATTTTTTATAATATCAGCTATAGATTGCTTAGTAGCCGTATCTATACCCAATATACCTTTACCCACACCAGCTCCTGTAGCTCCACCGCTAATCAACGTGGTGTAAATGGCATAGGGGTCATCAGTACCCAAACCTAAAATACCGCCAATTTCTTGTAGCGCACTGGTCACAGATGAGGGCGTGTTGGCTGGTAATGTTGTGCCTGGTTGCGTAGTGACATCTGTGCCTGTGGGTGTACCTGTCACCGCACCAGGCGTGGGAGTCAACGTGCCAATATTTGGATTTACTACAGAACCAACGGTTAAGTCCGATGTTGTCTGTAGCGTATAAGAATTACCTTGACTATCTGTAACTTGATAGAAATTTGTCATGGGTTGACCAGGAACACCCACACCCCCTGAAGATTTAACGACTGTCAGTCCCGCAGGAGTTGTTGCTGAGGGTGTTGGCGTAACAGCACTGGATGTTGGGTCGGTAAAGCTACCATCTGCATTTTTATAGTGAATATTGCCATCTCTGTCAGTTGCATAAGTGCCATCTGCGCTGAGTGTCCACTGGCCTGTGGCTATTAAGTTTTGTGCGTCTTGAGAAGCAGTAGCAAGTTTAGTCGGTGGTGTAGGCGTGGGTTCAACAGTAGGAGAATCGTCTCTTACACCTTTGCCACCAACAGCAGGAGCTTGTGCGTACACACTGCCATCTGCGTTGTAAGTAATGCTTGTTTTGGGGTCAAAAAATGTCTGTTTACCATCAGCCGTGGTCGTGGGTATCATGTTATCAAAATTGCGAGTTACCGCATTCTGAGACGCTTGCGTACCACCCAAAGACCCAGCACCAGCAGCCGCACCTGACACGACATTGCCTGTCGCAGCCGTAGTTGCTATAGTTCTACCCACTGCTTGTGCTGTTGATGGAGACACGCCTTGACCCTGCAAACTGTCTCCTATGAGCGTTCCACCGCCAGCAGCAACCGCATTTGTCAACAAATCCTGTGCCGTACCACCCTTGGCAGCAGTCGCAATGACACTACCTGCCACGTTGTTGACCACGTTGGCTAACGTAGGATTGGTCTTAATAGAGTCAGATAAATTGCCCAAATCCACTTGACTCATTACGCCAGAGGCAATAAGACTAGGTGCAGCACTGGCAATGGCTTGGTCTAGCGTCTGACCCTGAGCAATACCCGTGCCTACGGCAGCCAAAGCAGTGCCCACAGACGCAGATGTTGCTATACCAGCCGTTGTTAAACTTGATGCAATAGCTTCACCTGCAATAGGTAAAGCATAGGCCAAGCCTATAGACACAGCGTCTTGTAATAGGTTTGTGCTCCAATTATTGCCACCACCCGCAGCGTTGATAGCCGTACCCGTCACATCCAGATAGGCTTGATTACCAGCCTCATCTAGCTGACCAGGTATGGCTTGCATCACGTGACCTGTATATTGATTGACATACGTGTCAGGTGTTGCAGCAGGAGTCGGTGTAGGCGTGGGTGTAGGTGTGGGTGTAGGTGTGGGTGTAGGTGTGGGTGTAGGTGTGGGAGCTGGTGTTGTATCTACTGGAGGAGGAGCTACAGAAGCGTTGTTGAAATAGTTGGTAACAGCACCAACGTCAACATTCATGGCACTGGCAATGTCACTAGAGGACACGCCATACTGTGCAGCCGCATCTGCAATTGCTTGAGGGTTATCCAGATTGGCTGCTACAAAGTCAGCAATCTGCTGTTTAGTTACGGTTGCCATTAACTTGATACTCCCAATGCTGCTTGTATTTGCTGATGAATGGTCAAGTGCACCCCTAACCAGTCATAAAAGTCTTCCTCTACATTCCAGTCACTATCAAGCAACTGAAACGGATTGTCAAGATTCAGAACACTGGCTAACCTTTCATGCTCCTGATTGTGCACAAACAACCAGTCATCAAGGTTCTTGGTATCCGCATCTATCAACGGATATTTCTGCACAAGTATTCCTTGGTCAGCAAGAATCTCGTAAAACAACTGATGCTGAACACCGTTCTCAAACAAGAACCTTCCTAAACCCTCTGTATCTCCAAACTCAACATAAGACAAATCATCGTTATTCATTTATCCGCTTTGTCATCTAACTTGTTGAAAATCTGTTTACAAATGTCTTTAATCTCGTCTATGTCTCTGTGATAGTCTTCTTTTGTGACATAGTTCTTGGGCATGTCTCTCACATCACTGTCTAGGCGTTCTATAGCCTTGGTGATGTTGTTGAGTATCCAACCACCCATAAAGGCAGATAGACCGATGATGATGTCAAAGACTTGTTGTGTATCCATGTTTACACCGCATAATAAGGAACTTTGACTACAGTGCCATTTAAGTCAACCTCTAGAAAACCCAAAGGCTGTAGAGGCAGACTAGCAGTACCGTAAGTAGCGGTAGAAGACACAGTAGCTGTAATATTTGTTGTTTGCACATTGATAGTCCCACCTGTAATACTCACGTTTGAACTGACGATTGTGGCATTGTTCAGCGTCAAATTGCCTACACTGGTAGCCGTACCACCCAAAGCAATAGTCGTGTTTCCTAGGGTAATGCTACTGTTGGCTAACCCACTATTGGGTATAGTTGCGTTAATCTGACTAGGTGCAATGCTGATAGAGACATTAGATGCAGAAGTCACTTGACCCTGAGCATTGACAGTCACTTGAGGCACTGCACTGGCTGAGCCATAAGTGGCAGCAGTAACACCTGTCGTGGCTATAGAAATAGTTCCAGAAGCCGTTATAGGCCCACCTGTAAGCCCTGTACCCGTGGCTACAGAGGTGACTGTGCCGTTATACGGGTTGTTAATAGTGACATTGCCTGTAAGAGCACCACCTCCTGTGAGGTTAGTTCCTGCAATGATGTTGACAGTATTGGGTACTGCACCTGAGACATTGGCTACAGGAATGGTTGTAGAGGCCGTCACAGGGCTGTTATTGTTGGCATACATGTAACCCGTGAGACTGGTCACGGTAATGGTTACAAAAGCCTCAGATGTGCCACCCTCTACCTTTTGCCAAGTAGAACCGTTGAAGACTGCCCAGTCACCTACTGACCATAATGCAATACCATCAAGGTTAGTAGTACCAGCAACAGAAACAACATAGTAGTTTCCTTTTGTGCCAACAGAAGAGGTTAGTGTAGGCGTGTTTGTACTAGCATTCCAAGAACCTTGGTATACCAGAGCACCTAAACCAAAACTGCTGACTGTCTTTAACATTAAGACCCATCTCCTGGGGTTATGTACACATTAGCACTGGATGAGCCTGTGATGCCTGTGAAGTAGGCATTGGGGGTAAATGTCAGTATCTCATCTGTGCCAGGTAGCAAGGGTATAGCTCCACCTGTTGTAGAGATGACTGCGGCATTAGATGTGGCATTGGTAGATGTGCTGCCTATTCCTAGATAGACAAGCACAGTACCACTGTTGAGGATACGGTACTGATTACCGCCTAGAGTGCTAGATGGTACTTGTACGGGTGTGGGTGCGGTGGTCGCAGCAGCAAAGACAACGGTGTTGCCAGAGGGTGTGAATGGCGCATTTACACTCATTGTTGATGTTCCACAGGAGCTGGTGGAGTGGCTTGTTTCTGTATCTCGGCTATAAGCTGAGCCACTTCATTGTATGGTCTGGTAGACAAATACTGAAGAATGACATTAACAAGTTGAGTTTGTAGAGTTACTGTTTCCATTTTTATGCTCCTTGTGTTGTCCAGGGAAGGGGAGGTGTCACCACAGTAGGATTGATCTGTGCGTTAATCATGCCATCCAATGCGGTTTGTGTGCCTGTTTCTGATACACCCGCGCCCCAAATCCAATTAAGCACATCTTGTTGCGTTAGGCTTGCAAACGGGGTAAAAGGTGACCCAGCGGTGTAAGTCAAAGATTGTGTGCTGTATATAGTTGCTGTATAAGGCACAGTCTGACCATTGACAACGTGCGTTTGGTCTGATGTTGCATTGCAACGCCAGTGAACTGTAAAGACTACGTCTGTTTGTGATTCGTATGTGGGATAGCAGTCCATCTGCTCCACAATCCAGTTGTAAGTGCTTGCCATTATTTATTCTCCAAAGTTGATATGCGTTTTCTAAGTGATTGAATTTCAGCAACAAGGTCAGCAATTACTTCAGATGTTGCGGCTTGCATTTGCTGATAAATTGGTTTTCCATCAGCATCTACACCATCTTTAGTTCCTGTAACGCTGTTTGAATATACTTCTTGAAATTCATGCGCTAAGAAACCACGGGCTTTTTGTCCATCTTTTGTCCATACATAATCAATTGGTTTAAGAGCATCAATTCGTTCCCCTTGACCAGACACAGGATTAGTAACAGTTTTTAAACGATAATCAGAAGTTGTGTTGTAAATAACTGCCGCTGTCGCTCCAACCCTTGCAATAGAACCAATATTGGCGTTTCCACCTGAATTAATGCCAAAAATAACAAATGTGCTACCACTTGCACCACTATTGTCAAATAGTTGCAAACCATTTTGACCTGAACCATATTGAAAACGGAATTGAGCGCCTGAGTCTGTTGATGTACAACCCACTAATAATCTACCACTAGTGTCTAGTGTCATTGCTTGGATAAAGGAAACATTGTTTCCTGCTGAACCTGATGCGGCTGTTGACCAAGCGTGAACCCCACTTTCATTTACATACAAACCAGCCAAATTGTTTGCTAAGTATTTCCAGTTTGTGCCATTGTAAAAAGCATTAGCAACAGTGTATGCACCACCATATGAACCCCAAGAAGCAAAAGAAGCACCGCCTTTAAGTTGCAAAGCAGTTTGTACTGGTGATGCCCAAGCACTAGGAGTAACTCCTAATCCTAAGTTAGTTCCATCAAACTGTAACGCAGACCCAGTAGCCAAAGCACTTGTAGAGCTTGCATACACCACACCATTGGCGGTGAATGATGTGAGTCCTGTGCCTCCGTTAGCTACGGGTAATGTGCCTGTGACTTGTGAAGTAAGATTGATAGTGCCCGACAACGCAGATGTTGGATAACCCGTGCAATTTGTTAACGTGCCAGAAGTAGGTGTACCCAATATGGGGGTAGTCATGGTAGGACTTGTAAGTGTCAGGCCAGCTACCGTAGTTGCCGTGCCACCTAAAGCAATACTCGTGCTACCTATGGTCACCGTGGTGTTGGTGAGCGAACTATTGGGGATATTTGTAAGTGTATTTGTGCTTCCACTGATACTCTTGTTGGTCAGCGTATCTGTGGTTGCTCTACCTACCAAAGTATCTGTACTTGTGGGCAGAGTCAATGTGCCTGTGTTGCTAATCGTGCTAATAACAGGAGATGTGAGAGTTAACCCTGCAACAGTAGTTGTAGTTGTCCCCAAAGTCAGGGCTGTAGACCCTAGTGTGATAGCAGTGGCAAAGTTACTATCCAACTGTGAAAGTGGAATAGCCGATGTTGCAGAGCCAAATGTATACGGAACAGCCATTTTAGAACCTCACTCTTAATTCATGTTCAAACTCGAATGTGTTAACCGTGAACGCAGCACTGTTGCTGGTCTGGGTTAACCCTAGATATTTACCATACTGCTGTGCATCTGATTTGTACAGATAATACCCGTTGCTTGTTACCCAAATTATCGTAGCAGACGCATTATTTGTCCAACCTATAGTCGTGCCTACATTGTTAATCCAAGACGCATTGGTAGAAAGCACGTAAACGGGGCTAGAACCGCTTTCTGAGTCTACAGTGATATAGAACGTGCCACCCTGAGTCAAAGTCGCTTCTACACCAAATTTCAGGGCTTGTTTAGTTCTGATACTGTCCCCCATAGGGTCCAGAGCAGTCTGAATATAAGACGCTATATTGGCTGACGGGTTGTTGTACAGCCTGTAAAGCGTGGTTGTAGCCACACCGTAGAGGCTTACAACACCTCCTACAGGTACAGAAGTCACATAATTGATACCGTTGCCTTGTGAGGTAATAAACCATCTCTTTTCAAAGAACACAGCTTGGATAAACCGACTGGGTGCAGGGCCTAGTGGGAAAGATGAATTAACGTAGAAGTTAAATGCAGCGCACAAAATGTTATTGAGGAGCACTTGCCCCCCAGTCACAGGCTGTGAGAAGTCAATATAGGGGAAAATACCGTCTAACGGGTCTGAAATCTTGGATGTTGTACTACCAACCAGGGCATAAATACCGTAGTCATTCATAAACAACAGGCTTCTGAAATACGGAAAGATAGCGTAAATACGCTTAGTACCCACAGAAGCCGACACATTGGTGTTGGTAAACAGAGTTGCCCCTGTAGAGGTAACCCTGACATCTGAAAAGACGTTAATCGAGTCATCACCAAAGATGTACAAGAAATTGTTGGCTGAATACAGAACCGTGATGTTTCCGTGCAGGGTTTCGTCTGTCAATGTCAGTGAGCCAGCACTTACTGACGTAAAGTCAAACGGGCTTGTAGAAGCTGAATAATAGACTGTACGCCCCACAGCCACCCAAGTACGCCCTGAAAACGTGGCTACATCCACAATTCCATCTGTGTTGGTAATGGCTATACCCGTGGCAGTTGTACCACCCATAGGTGCAGCACCAAAAGACACTGTGGTGCTGGCATCATAACCCGTGCCTGGGTTGGTCATAATCACTTGCGTGACAGAGCCACCTGACAAAATAGCCGTGCCTGCAGCGTTTGTACCAGAACCTGTGATGGTCACAGCAGGTGCAGAAGTGTATCCAGAACCACCGCTTGTCACCAAAATAGCCACTGTGCCTGTGGCAAAAGTAATGAGAGAAGTGATGGCTACTGCGGTTGTTGTGATGTTAGAACCACCACCCGAAATAGTAACATTGGGGGGTGATGTGTAACCTAATCCTGCGTTGGTAAGGGTAATGCTGTTAAGAGAGCCCTGTACTAACGTGGCTGTAGCAGATGCTCCACCTGTACCTGAAAAACTGACACTTGGAGCTGAAATATAACCTGAACCAGGGTTTGTAACTGTTATTGCTGTAACTGCGCCACTGGTAATTGTCGCAACACCTTGAGCAGTTATACCGCCAGCCGTAGTTGGCGCACTAAATGTTATTGTTGGCAAAGTAGTGTATCCACTACCCCCAGCATTGATTGTCACAGAAGCCACGCCTCCCGCACCTGTGGTCACGGTAGCCACAGCAGTAGCTTGCACGCCATATCCTGATGTAGGTGCGTCTATCACCACATTGGGTGCTTCTGTATACCCTGCACCTGGCACAGTAATACCAATACTGCCCACACTACCAACAGGATTGAGGTGTGTTGCATCCCAAGCAAACAAACCTTTTTTGGGGTCACCTATCACCGCATACTGATTTTTGTACTGGCAATACGTCACTCCTGCATTGGAAAACGTACCTGTTGTAGCAATATTTCCTGCCGTGTTACCAGAACCTGAAGAGGTGATGCTGACATATTCTCCTCTACCGTCATTCTCAAATGCCAGTAAATAGTCTGTCAGGTTAATGTTGGTGGAGTAAAAAGACGCAACATTCGCACTGGTCACAATGTTGGCACTGCTATTGCTTGCAAATGTCAGGTTGTTTTGAGCAGCCACAATCTTGATATTGCCACTGCCTATAGGCTGAGCATTTTCCAGCCAACTGAACTCTTCTTTTTCAATAGCCGTGCGATTAGCCTTGGTATTTAAACCTTTGAAGGCTTTAATAATGGCATAGGACTTTTTCTGTTCTGCTGCTGCCATGTTTAGTACGGTGTTGAGTAGGGGTCAGGTATGCGTCTTGTAAAGGAGCTATTGAGAGCTGCCTGTACTTGTTGTTTGTATTGTTGCTGATATATCTCTGCTTCACCATAGCTCTGCTCTTTATACTTGGCTTTGTAAGCAGCGTAAAAGGCTACAGGTTGCGTGAATGGGTCGTTGATAGGGTCTACAGCATTGGGTGTGTTTTGAGACAATGGCAAAGGCAATATTACCGTATCCACTTCCATCAAATAGCTCTGGTCAGGCACAGGACCAATATAAATTTGTTGTTGACCATAAACAGAGAAACACACGGGTCTACCAATGTAATTCTGCCAATATCTCAATTGGGCATTAAAGTTGCTAAAAGGCAAATATCTGAGCGGAATACGACTATTGCCCCAATAAATGGTGACATTGAGGACATCCAATATCTGATTGGTAACATTCAAAGCTGAATACGGAATAATTTCAGCAGGAGCGTAATAGGTCAAATACGCTGTGCCATTAGCAAAAGGCGTGCTAGGTGGAAATCCACCATTGCCTGTTGGATAGGGAGGTGCAGATGTACCTAGCGTGCCACTGGTTGTGACTTGATAGGTATAAATGTTGGAAAAGATGTACTGACCAGCAGTAACAGCAAGATTAGCAGCCCAAGGTATAGCTGCTGAACCATCTGCCCCTATAGGGGTGGCTGAAACAATCAGGGTACGTAGGCAACCAGTATCTCTAACGACTCGTTCACGGGCAGAATTGATATCGTCCGTCAGCTCCGAGTCGGACCAGAAGACTCCATTGGCATCGTGCAAGAGCCTACGGACTTCCGTGAGATAGGAAGATAAGGTTGCCATTTAGCGTCCATGTTATGCTGCCCTCTGTGAGGATTTTCCCCCTGCATGTTTTTCAACACGCAAGGGTACTACGCCTACAGCCGAGGGTTGCGAGCTGTTAGGTTTCTCAGTTGTTATCTCAAACCGAGACAAAATCTTTAAACCTTCTTCCAATTCACTATGAAGTTTAATCCATCCATAGCGAACTAGAATAGGCTCTTTGTCCTCTTGTTCATGCCCAAAAAGACGCACAGCACCTTCATAAGGCAATTCAACAGGAACATTTTTTTTAAACTCGTAAAGAGTACCGTCATACCCTACGGTCAACGGTACTTCACTACGATTGGTTACAAAAACATTCATTAGAAAGTAACTACGTCACCGTATACCTGAATACTAGCAGTGTTGCTGTTTCCACTTGCTGTGTTGATATTCACGTATAAAGCGTTGGTGTTAAATCCACTGACTGCGGTTGTGGTGCTGTAAGGTGAGGCAATTGTCAAGTCTTGATACAAACCAGTTGCAGTCAAGTTAGCCAACACCACATTGGCTACAACAGCATTGCTTGCATTGCCGTCATTGCTAGTGGTGATAGATACATTGGCTGAAGCCAGTGAGCCAGATGGGTTGTTAATCGTAATTCTACGAACAATTACTGCACCTGATGAATTGACCGCAGCACCCTTGGTCATACCACCATTGAGCAACGGGATGGTAATGACAGCATTACCAGCCGTGTTGAACTGAGTGGCTTGAACAGTACCAATACGACCGCTCCCAAAAGAATCTAAGTAAAACTGACTGACTGAATCGGGATTAGCCATTAGGTGCTCCTTAGACGTTGTTGTAAGTGCCTGACACAGCTTGACCACCATTTGAGCCGTAAAGCGTAATGGTTGCAGATGTGTTGGAAGATACAGCTTGCACGTTTGTACCGTCAGACCACACGATACCAGCAGTGTTTGCAGCTAGGATGTTGGTCCAAGTTGGTGAAGCAATGTTGGTAGAAGTGTTGAACTGAATGTAGACGTTAGCCGTGGGCAACGCTTGATACAAACCAGCAGGAACGGTTACACCAGAAGATGTAGCGTTGACTGCGGTAGGCTCAAAATATGCACCAGCGGTGTTGGTCGCTGCATTAGCAAGAATGATTTTATTGGGTGAAAGTGACATGACTGAACTCCTTTATAGTGACAAGTAGTTGTAGCCAGTGACTTTGGACATTGATTTTGGTTTCACGCTTACCAATTCGGCAATCATAATAACCGCACCAACGTAACCAATCTGCCAGTTGGGAAGAGTAGACTCAAATCCTGTGAACACAAATGAACCTTGCTCGTGGATGTACAAGCTCAAGTAGTTGGTGTTCAAGAAATAGACCGTACCTTCTGGGCAGTATGGGTCAGGATAAATTGGCACACCAGCAACCATCAGTGCTCTGAATGCTGCTTGAGGACCATTGTTATCGCCATCAAAGGCTGAACCTGGGGTAATAACATATTGCTCTTGACCAACAAAGTCTTGAGCCAACAATGTCCAAGTACCAAATCCGCAGACACCGAAAGAAGGCATTTCTGCGCCTTTTTTCACTGTACCAGAGATGTACTGGAGAATGTTTTGTCTTGTGGGGTTTGTGTTACCAGCAGCGTACACTTTGGACTGCCACCAGGTATTGGTATTACGGTTGATGTTACCGTAAGTGACTTGGTATGTAGAACCACCTGTACCATCATCCACAGCAGCGGGCAAGCCGATGAACTGTTGGTTGTTGGTTGTGTTGTTGTACAAAGCTGTTGCCATTGCATCCATCATCACGTTGGTTGCATCGTTCATACGAGCTTCAATCAACGGAATAATAGCTGCGTCTTGCTGAACGGCTCCCTCCATACCGAGGAACGGTACGGGAGAAATCATTAGCTTGAGGTCATACTCAGCGTTGTAAGCACCCTGCTGAACTGACGGCTGGTTAAATGAACCAGAATAGTCAGACCACTGAGCATTCACAAATTGAGCACCCTGAACAGGCACGGTTACAGAAGACACACCACCAGAGGCTTGTTGACTGTTTGCAATCAATGCTGCCATCAAGGGCGTGCTGTTGTACAGTTGTACAACGAGTTTTGGAATAAAAGCTCTGCGGGTAACGTAGGTTAACTCAGTAAACTGACTCGACCCTGTTGCTGGCAGAATACCACCACCTATAGCCATAACGACTCCTTAAAGATGGGCATCACTGCCCCTACAAATTAAACCCTCTTTACCAACTCAATTTAATCCTATGGGCCTCATGCCTCTAGGATTACGCAATTCATTCAATGCCTTGGCTGCTTCATTTCTAGCAGCAGACACGGGATTCTTCCAATAACCCTTCAGGTCAAACCCGCTCATGGCATTGGGATTGTAACCAGATGGTGTAGGCTTGGCAGCTTGCTTCATCCAGTTATGATATTCGGCTGCGGTTTCATGGTTAGTAATACCACGCTCAAGCATTAGTTTCTCAACGTCTTTAACTTCGTCTTCAGATTCAATAAGACCTTTTTTGACCAAGCTATTGCGTCTGCTAGATAGTTCTTCAAGAGCATCCCTTTCTCTCATTTTGGCCTGAAGAGCAGCATTCTCTTGCCTAATCTGATTGATTTCAGCACGAGTTGAATCCTTGATTTGAATTTCAGGAATCTGCAAATCAGGCTTAACTTGTTGAGTCAAGCGCAAAAAAGCCTCACGTGTCTTGGGGTCCTCAGCCATTGTTTGAGCCAAGGAAGCCAATTCATCACGAGCTTCTAAAGATAAGTTTTCTAAAGACATTGATACACCCTCTTTTTAAATTAAATAACCCGCTTGCCGTCACCAGGCTTCTTGACCTGCATACCGTTTTTGGATACTTTGCTTGCACCATTGAGTCCACCCAACTGTGAATAACGGGGAGTGTTGGTCACAACACCGTTTTGTTGGTTAGTGTCAGTGGGTCTACGGGGAGCTGCGTTGCCTCTTGGCTTAAATAAATCCATGATGTTTCCTTACATTGGGGGAGGGGGAAGACCTGGCATTCCACCAGGAGGGGGAGACGGGGGAGGCATACCGCCAGCAGGAGGCATACCAGGAATAGGTGCTGCTGCCATTGCTTTTCCTTCAGGGGTTGCACCACCCGCCTGTGGCAATGTTTGTAACATCTGAAGAATTTCAGACTGCTGTAATTCGTTGGTTTTGTTTTTACGTGGACCAAGCACGGATGTCAAATTGCGAATCGCTGTGAGTGCCTTTTGACCCTCTTCTGATTCACTGCCTAAAGCTGGGAGAGACTGCTCTAGCAAATCCATTGCCATGCCAATGTTAATCATTGCAGCCTCTTTGCTTCCCATCTTTGGCTCAGGAGTAGACATGGGAGAAGCCATTGGAGGAGACATGCCGTCAGACTGGGGGCCAGGCCCTGCACTAGGCATGGGCGTAGGAGCAGCAGCACCAGCACTCTGCGGGCCACGCATCAACTCCATTAACTTGTCTTGCGGAACACTCATATAAACTCCTAATGTCAGTATTTCAACAAGTTACTAACAGTTTGTCAATAGGTGGGGGCTTTTTAGTCTGCCCCCAAGACTTAACCCTTGCGGATTAACGCTTGCTGCGTTTTGTGCGTTTTGCTCCACGTTTCATGGTATCGCTCCTTGAAAAGTTATGCCACTCGTTTTTTAGGGAGAGCGACACACCCCTTTCTTCTTTGCAAAAGAACCAATTAACGCTTGGTCTTGCGACCACGCTTATGAGTTTTGTACATAACGTACTCCTTAAGTTGTTAACGACCTTGCCTGGCGTAGTCCCTCTGAGTCCTACCGCCAGACGCATTTTTAACACCTGACTGACTGCGTGTCAAGCTAGGCATGGATTCAGTTTTTTTGAGCGAGCTGGTCTGCACCCGTGGCTGGTCAGCTTTAGGTTGTGTCTGTTGACTTGTAGCCATCATCCCACCTTTTTGAGTTCAGGTTTCTCTTTGTGTTCAGGACCTTTGGGTGAAGCTGAGGCTTGCTGTTGAGCTTGCTTGGCTTCCATCTTTTTCAAACGGTCTTTCAACAATTGTTTCATAGGTGGTTCTGTCAAGTCAAGCAGACTTTCCTTATCAATTGCACCCACTTTGAGGAGATTGAACGCCATCTGACGCTGGTCTTCTACAAAGATGGGTGAATTAGAGTGTGCATCCACTTTCACCACATAATCTTTGGTAAATTGCTCAGCAATGAACGGTAAATGGTTAATGTCTTTGAAATGCGTGGGATTGTAGGCTTGCATACACTTCATGTAGAGCGTTGCGAGCTTTTCCAGGCTGTCTTCAATGATGAGTGCCCTCTTTTTGACCCGTGATGAACCTAGACGGGCCAATTGAGAGGCGTGACCAGAGCTACGCACCCCAGATTCGCCTTTTCCTTGTAAAACATTGCCAATACCGCTTGCTTCTTCAAACATTTGGTCAATATCCCGTATTTCAGAGAATAAATCGTTAGGCATGTTAGGTGGAAGCCTGTCTACCTTGGCATTGGGCATATCATTGCTGATTTGACCCCCTGCACGGTTCAAAGCGAACAGTTTTTCCTCAGAAATACCCGTAAAACCGATAAAAGCAGTGGGTGGATTGACTTGTTTTGATAGTAAATCAAGTACATCAGTCAGTCTGTTGTTCCTTAATTCCTGCAAATAGACCAGTCGCTGAACCTCGCTACCCCCCCAATAGTAGTCGTAAAGGGGGTTGGGACAGATTTGCACAAAGGGTAATTCGCCTTTGAGAAACAATTCTTCCCCAGAACGGTCGTAAACAATGATGTCTGGGTCTGCTTTGGTGACCACTTGGTAGTCTTGGGTATCGTCATTCCACACCCAAAGCTCTGTCATCTCCACTGTATCCTCTGCAACCATTGCTTTATAACGGTTTTGCCCCGATAAATCGAGGTTCACATTACCGTAGAGCTGAGGATTGGTCTGCGACATCAGGATACGCTCCATGCCGTTAGCCACTTCAGTCCTCTCATGGACTACCAGAGACAAGCGTTTGACAATTGCATCCCGTCTAGGATGGTTGTAGAGGCGGTCATAGAGTTCTGATTTGGTAATGTAGTACGTGTGTACTAAGGCTTCTTGTCGGTCAGTGTAAGTGGTATCTTCTCTGAGGACACCGATACACTGAGGCTCAACCACGTAGGGGTGAGGTTCACCATTACGCATGATGAGTTTGACAAAACAAGAGTTGTAAACCAGTGCCCAAGTGGTGGCTGTAGAGAACACTTGGTCAGCGTTGCTATTTAGCCACTCATCATTGAGAGCACGGGTCAATACGGGTACTTTGGCTTGTTCACTGTCGGGGACTGCTGCCCCCGTGTTGATAGAGAATCTGGTGGTTTCAGCCGAGTAAAGAAAAGACGTAAGCTGGTCTAGATGGGGAAAGATTTTGTTGTAGATGGCAGGAGCTTGACTAGGGCCATTTCCAAACAGATACCAAGAGCGGAGGTTTTGGTAATCAGTCTTTCTTTCGTTGACAGAGACGGTGCATTTACGAATCAAGTCTAGATAAAACTCTTCTCTGTCTAAATCATTACTCGGTATTCTCATTTATCCACCTGTAAGTTTTGATGGTCTTTCATAGACCCGTTCCCCGCTATCGGACCTGCTAGTCTACCAGTTGGCGAGGCTTGATGGGGCAAAATACTGACTGCCTCATCCTTGACTGGCCTGAACTGCCCACCCATCACAGAGTTCATACTGATACTGCCTTGAGCACCCCACATGGCTGCGTCACCAGGGCGAGCCTCTCTGGGAAGAGCTGGTGGTTTAGGTCCTTGTGCCAATATCTGACGCTCTTTCTCAGCTTGAGCACCCTCAACAAAATCCAACTCTTTCTGTGTGAGTTCGTTGTTTCTAGTGAGATACCCTGTCTGGTGTTCACCTGCACGGGTACTCTTAATATCCGTCATTTGAAAGTCTTTGGCAAGTCCTTTTAGGCTTTCATCTGCCTTTTTTGTTCTATCACTTCTGGTTCCTACAGGCTTTAAGTGCACGATGGATATTTGTGCTTTGCACATTTTCATAGGGCACTGGGGTTCCCAAGCCTCAAATATGCCGTGACTTTCACAAAAGTAGTCTCTAAGAATTGCCATTTTTACCCTCTTTCATCTAAGTTTTTGTCACTGTAGTCGTGACGGTTTGCCATACCTACCTTCAATTTAATCCCGTCTCTGGTCATCACCAGCTTCTGACTGGGCATGTGGGGGCTGTACGCCTCTTTTCGATAGTCCACATACCGAGTGTTATCCCGCCTTTTCATCACCCGCACACGCCCCTCTTTCCACTCTCTGTAGGCTTTGTTCACCCTTATTTGGACCAACTCTGTCAGGGGCTGACACTCCTCTAAGAATACATCCCTGATATGGGCACTGGAGAGGCCACAGAGGTCCGCAAAGAGAGGGATGGATATGCCCCTATCCTTGTCCATTAAAAAGCGTTTAATCTGCCTTTTAAGTTCAGCTTTGGGGAGAAGGACGTTTTGATGCTCCATAGATGCCTATGTGTTTAAGGTAATTAGAAACATTCTTGCCAACAGCAATCTCTTCAGGTGTCATCGTCTCTTGTGACCTACTGACCTCACGGGTAATCTTCATCTGTAAAAGTCTAGGTTGCAACTGCTCGGCATACGCTGCAACAGCCAGTGCACAGGCTATGACTCTGTCATCCTTGCCACGCCCAGGCGCACCAATAAACCCTTGCTCACGGACAATGCCTTTCATCTCATCCAAAGTGTCCATCGAGACAATGTTCATCATGCCACGCTCAAAATAATCTTTCATGTAGTTGAGCATCCGCTCCTTGCTACTAGCAGTGGTTAACCAGTACATAGAGTTGCCTGGACCCGTCATTGAGTCGTTCCTTCTCCAGATGTAATTGGTCATGCTTCCCAAGACATCTTCCAGTCCACGACCTAAGTCTCCAGTGGTATTGGCTGCTTGTCTCTTCAAGTTCTTCATCTCATTGATGACCGCCTGACCAGGGCCGTTAATCTCAAGGTTCAAGGTACTGTTCTTGTACGCACCGCCCAGATGGGCAATCACCCACGCAAACTGGTAGGTGTTCATCTCAGAGGTGGCAAACTCAGCTACTTGGTCCAGACCATCAGCATAGCATCGGAACACCTGTATGCAAAATCTGTCTGCCCAATCGGAGCTTCCGTAAGCAGGGTCTGCTCCAATAACATAGTAAGCTGTATCGACTGGTTCTTCCCAGATTTTAAGAGTGGACAGTCGTTCTGTGGATTTGAGCACTTCGGTGTCTTGGAACATTTGACCGAAAGCGTAACGGTAGCCGTCATACAAAACCCTCTTACTTTCTTTGGCAGCGTCTGTGCATCTTGAGTTAGAAAAGAAACTGGTCCCTGTCATCACAAAAGCGTAATCTTCTGTAGGTGGAAACTCCTGGTACATCAGGCTTTCATCTTTGATGCCCTCAGCCATCTTCCACCGCCACCAAGCCATCTGTCTAGAGTTAATCTCCACCCCGTAGAGCTTCTTGATGTCCTTGACCCACTCTTTCTCTTCACCCTTTAACTTGCCGTCCCAGTACACCTTGTAGATATTGGAGTCGGCAGGGACTGAATAGTATTCATTACGCCACCAGCCACAGAAGATTGCCCTCTGTGTCTTGGCTCTCTTAGCCGTCTTGTACATGTCGTGGAACATGTTAAAGCCCTGAGCCGTACTCTCAAACATGTAAAGTCTCTCAGGGTTCTTCTCAGCTAACGAGGCGATGAGAGAAGCGAGTCCTTCTTCATTTCCCCAAGAGGCTGTCTCGGTCCCGTGTAAGTAAGTGATAGCCTTACCTTGCCCCAATCGACTCTTATTTCCAGCGATTTGGTAAAAGATTCTAGAACGATTCTTAAGAACCATTTGGTTTCTATTGTGGGCCACCAAAGGAATCTTGTACTCCTTGGGTAAGCCTTCAATGTACATTGCCAGAGTAGAGCGGAACATATCTCTATTCTCTTCTGTGTCTGCAACAAGAGTCCCCTGCCAACCAGGATGGGTAAACTGCCAATAAAGGTCAAGAGCCAGACTAACAGTAGTAATACCCAACTGACGACCCTTAAGAATAACGAAAAAATGTACGTCATCAGCCAACCCTTTCGTCATCTCTTCCATTACATACGTCTGAGTCCCCAAGAGGTTACCCATTTTCTTGAGGCCCTCCTCTTTAGTCTCAATCTTGAGTTCTGAACAAAACTTATAAAAGTTCTTGAGGTTAAAGTTCACTCTTGTGCCTTTGGAGTTTCAAACACCAATTCACCACTGGGGGCCACCAAACGCTCTCCTTGCCACTCAGGAGCACCCTCCGTAGCCCACTGAGATTCTTTGCTAAAAGACTCATGGTAAGGCGTTTTAAACGTGTCTGGGTAATGCAATTGTTGGTCAGTGGTATTGACGCTTGCCTGGGGAGCTTGTCCCTGTTGTAACGACAAATAATAACCTTTCATATCGTAATCAGGGTATTTGTCATTAGGATTGTATGGAACTTGATTGGCTTGCACCCATTGGGTAAACGCTGCTTCTTGTTCAGGACTCAACTGGGTCATCTGCTGTTGCCAATTGGGTTGAGAATAAGCCAAGTTTCTCTGCAACAACTTCTGGCGGTAATCTGCATACCTTTGTTGTTCAAGTAAATCCATTATTTCTTGTTCAGTAGCCATCGGGTTTACCCATCCTTTCTTCTGTCCAGTTTGCTATCTCGTGCTTAACATCTTTGTTTCTAGCACAAGAAATCAATTCCTTGTAAAACAACTCAGAATACTTCTCTTTCCACTCGGCTGCTAACTTCCTCTTGCTACTGGGCTTAATGCACTGTATGGCACGCTGCATCTCCCTCTTGAGCTTCATACGAGAGTTGTACAACTGCTCTTGCATATCCTTCTCTGTATCCATATTCAATAGCCTCTGCAACCAAAACTTCTCTCTCCGCTTGCGTGACACAAAGCCTCACCCAAAGAGCCCTACACAGCTCCCTCAGCTCATCTT